GTCGATGATTAATACTATGGCTTATCCTCTTGAAATGGCTGCTATTGAAGAAAAGAACAATAACTTCTTTAGATCATCTTTTGTTGTTGCGACAACAAACGTTGGTATTCAAGCTCAACCGGGTGGGACATTTCGAAACATAGAATCTATCACTTGTAGTAGTGCTTTAGAACGTCGTTTTCATTTAAGTGTCAACGTAAGAGTTAACCCCAAATATATGACTGGTGATAAAGTCGATTATTCTCTTCTCAATGATATGTTTATACTTGATGAAGAAAATCCTACCTTCAAAGGTAATGATAAATTAATACCTGATGATTTTTGGATTTTTGACGTATATGAGTGGAATAGTAATTCCAGAAAACATATGGGGGATATTGATTTTGAAGGTCTCTGTAAATTGGCCGTAAATAGATTTGATTCCCACAATATTAGACATCTCAAAAACAAAGAACAAGATCGTAAACTTACCTCTGATGTTAAAAATACACTGAGAAATAGATCTTCTTTCATTAATAACCACATTACTGGATTCGCTCAACCACAATCAGGTTTAGTTAGTGGTCTGGTGCAAATGGTTGATGTAAATAATACTAGTGATAACAATGCTATGAGTTTTAGGATACTTGAGTATTGGGAATGCTATAGTAGTCTTAGTGAAGTCGATAAAATACGTTTTGCCGATGGAGTATCACGTATAACTATGGCTACACCTGGAGTTTTTGAGATACAAGATTACACAATTCACGACTATATTATGGGCTATTTATCCTTGCTTAGTGAAAAAGAAGTACAGGAACTCTTGGATGAATTTTTGAGTTCCGATGATGGAATAACAAAATTTTTGAGAAGATTTTCTAATCATTGTTCTACCAATGGACATGCTGGCAGATGTCCTTTTACTGGTAGATATTACGCACATAGTATCTATCTTAAAAAGAAAAGTACCATGTTGTCCACCATACAAAACATGTTTACTGATGCAGTTGCCTTTGTTTGGGAACACAAGTACGTACTTTTAACATTTTCAGCCATAATAGCTTCATTTTTATATGTTGCCATTAAGTTATTTAGAATGATATTACCTGCTGATCCACAATCTATAGATTTGGAGAAATTAGGTGCTAAACAACGTATGACGAAAAGTGAAGTAATCAAGAGACTTGGTAATTTCGATAGAAATGTAGTTGCTGTACCTCACGGATACGTGTCAGAAGCTTTTAACTATGATGTTCTTCCAAAATTGACACCAATGAGTTTCGATGGCGTTGGTAACAGCAAAGATGTAATATGTAGTGTTATGAACAAATATATGTTTATTCTTTATCTAATAGAGCATCCTGAAAAAGGTACTGATTTCACTACACATAAGAGATTAGGTCATTGCCTTAATGTTAC